TCTCACGGAGACGATCCAAGTTTGTTTGGACGTTTTGATATTGTCTGCTCTGGGCATTTTCATCATCGGTCAAACCGTGGTAACATTTATTATCTTGGTAGCCCTGCAGAGTATACTTGGTCTGATTATAATGATCCTCGAGGGTTTCACATATTTGACACAGAAACGAGAGAACTGACATTTATTGAAAACCCATATAAGATGTTTCATAAGTTTTGGTATAATGACGGAGATCCAAAGTTTGTGGATAGCAATGTTGACTACAAACAGTTTGCGAATAAAATAATTAAAATTATTATTACTGAAAAGAATAATCCTTATTGGTTTGAAAAGTTTATTGAGAATATTGAAAAACAAAATCCCATCGACATTCAAATAGTAGAAGATCATCTTAATCTCAATCTTGAAGAAGATGATGAGATTATTGACGAAGCTGAGTCAACAATTGAAATTTTCAAAAAGTATATTACTGGCGCTGAAGTAAAGGGCGTGGATAAGATTAAGTTAGAAAATAAGATTGTTGAATTATATCATGAGGCATTGACGATTGAATGATTTATTTTAAGAAGCTACGATGGAAGAACTTCCTTTCAACCGGAAACGTATTCACAGAGATCGATCTAGCGAGCAAGGACACTACGCTCATAGTTGGTCAGAACGGGGCTGGAAAATCCACGATTCTGGATGCTTTGACTTTTGGTCTTTTTGGGAAACCGTTCCGAAAGATAAACAAGCCGCAGCTTGTGAACACGATCACTCAAAAGAACTGCGTAGTAGAAATAGAATTCTCAATAGGTTCTAAAGAATATAAGATCGTTCGTGGTATAAAGCCGAACGTCTTCGAAGTATACCAGAACGATAATCTTTTAAATCAAAATGCTGAGATGAAAGATTATCAAGAGCTACTCGAAAAACAAATCATTAAAGTAAATCAAAAATCTTTTAGTCAAGTAGTTGTATTAGGTTCAGCTACTTTTCAGCCGTTCATGCAGCTATCATCTAGTCAGCGCAGAGAGATTATTGAAGATCTTCTAGATTTGCAAATATTCACTGTTATGAATTCTATCTTGAAAGATAAGGTTCTTATAAACAGCGAGAATATCTATGAAGTTAATTCTAACAAAAAGCTAATCAATTCTAAGATTGAGTTGACTAAGAGTCATCTACAGGAATTACAAAACAACAATAAAAAAGTAGTTGTAGAAAAAGAAAAATCTATAAAAGAAACCAACAAAAAGATCAAAGAACTTGTATCTAAAATTGAAAAGATTGATACTCAGATAGAAGATTGCCGTAAGGATATAGGCGATAATGAAAGCGTATCTAAGAAGCTAGAAAAGCTATCAAAGTTGCGTCATCAAATAGAAGCCAAAATGGCTATCTTAAATCAAGATGTTAATTTCTTTAACAATCATGAAAACTGCCCTACTTGTAAACAACATATTAATGAAGATTTTAGAAACAAAACTATTGAAGAAAAAACTTCACAGATTAAAGAAACCGAAGAAGGGTTAAAGCTATTATCATTGGAGTATGATACGGCTAATAATCGTTTGAAGCAAATCATGAATATGAATAGAGATATTCAAAAGTATGAAATGGAAAGAGTTGAATACAAAACAACTATTACTTCATTAACAAAATACATTGAACAAATAAAACAAGAAATTGAAGACCTGAAAGATAATGTTGTCGTAGACGATAAGATTGTAGATTATCAAAAAGAACTAGATGGGTTGGAAACCAAATACAACCAATTGAGCGAAGAAAAAGATGTATTGGCCGCAGCGACTATTTTATTGAAAGACACAGGCATTAAATCTAAGATCATTAGACAATATATTCCTGTGATTAATAAGCTGATCAATAAGTATCTTTCTTCTATGGACTTCTTTGTTTCGTTTGAGCTTGATGAGAATTTCAACGAAACAATTAAGTCTCGTTATAGAGACAACTTTACTTACGCTTCATTCTCTGAAGGGGAGAAGCAGAAGATTGATCTAGCACTATTGTTTACTTGGAGAGCTATTGCTAAACTTCGTAACTCTGTAAGCACCAATTTGTTAATCATGGACGAAGTGTTTGATTCTTCTCTTGACCAAAACGCTACGGATTATCTAATGAATATTATTAGAGACGTAGCCAAAGATAATAATATTGTAATCATTTCACACAAAGAACATATGAATGAAAAGTTCAATAACACAATTCGGTTTAAGAAAGTAAAAAATTTTTCTACTATAGAGTGAAAATTATTATTTTTCTACTAAATAAAAAATATAAGAATTTTAGGAGAAAATATGTCATATAAACACCATGATTTACCAAAAAGATCAGATCCTAATTATGATAGGCTTTATAGAGAAAAACTTAAAGAAAGCGGAGAATATAAAAAGTATTATAAAAAATATAGAGAAAAGAAAAAAGAAGAAGATCCTGAATATTGGTCAAAAAGATACGATAAAGAAAAAGCCCGAAAATACAGAGAAGAAAATAAAGCCATACTTATGGAAAAACATTGGCTATCCAAAGGCATAGTAGATATGACTTACAACAAGTATTTACATGAACTTGAAACCCAACAAAGAAGATGTAAAATTTGTGATAAAGAAATGCAACTACCTCATGTAGATCATGACCATAATACAGGAAAATATAGAGGATTATTATGCGTTGCTTGCAATAATGGTTTAGGGATATATGAGAAAATGAAAAGTAAATTTGAAAAATATTTACAGGAATAAAATTATGGAATTAGACGATAGATATATCACAACTGAATGCGAAGAATTTGATTTTAAAGATCCTCCGTTCGACCCTGTTCAGTTTTCGCAGAACTTAGTAAAGTTTATGTATGATAACAACGGACTAGGTATAGCCGCTAACCAAGTTGGAACGCCATATCGTATCTTCGCTATGCGTGGTGCTCCAGAAAATTTTGTTTGTTTTAATCCAAAGATTGTTCAATATAGCGAACAGACTGTCGTTCTCGAAGAAGGATGCTTGACTTATCCGGGACTATTAGTTAAAATAAAACGCTCGGAATTTATTCGAGTAAGATTCCAAACGCCAAACGGCGAGACTCTTACTAAACAATTCATCGGTATGTCCGCCAGAGTGTTCCAACACGAAATGGACCATCTCGATGGAATTGTATTCTACAACAGAGCGAATAAGTTTCATCGTGAACAAGCATTGAGAAAGTGGAAACAATGAATCATTATTTTGACTTCGTAGGTCTAAAAGAACAGTTGATTAATGCCGAAGAATGGGCTATACTATTATCAGTTATCTTTCTAGTTCTTTATTGGTATAATAAAAAATGAATATCTTTTATCTTGACGAGAATCCTGTAATCGCCGCCGAGTGGATGGTAGATCGTCATGTTGTCAAGATGATTCTCGAATCTGCTCAGTTGCTTTCGACTGCACACCGTCTACTTGACGGTCGTGAGATTCAACTCGAAGTGCAGGTCGAACAAGAAGATGGTAAAATTAAAACTCGTAAGAAAAAATGGTGGTTGTTAAATGACGCACGTGAAGATGTTATATATTCAGCTACGCACATCAATCACCCATCTGCTGTATGGGCTCGCAGTAGCATCGAGAATTACAATTGGCTGGTAGATCATTTCTTTGCACTTATGCAGGAATATACATATCGTTATGAGAAAACTCATAAGTGTTACGGAGAGATCTCAGCAACATTGGCTTCGCCGCCCAAGAATCTTCAAGAATACGATATGACAACTATGCCTTCTTGTATGGCACCAGAATATATTATTTGTTCTGATCCTGTAAGAAATTATCGTAATTATTATAAGGTGGGTAAGACTCATCTTCATAGTTGGAAAAAACGAGAAAGACCATGGTGGATAAATGACTAATTTTTATAAAGATGTAAAAGAATTCCAGACAGCAGTTGGGCAGAATGTCAGCGAAGTGCCAGAGTTTCCTGATGAGAATGAACGTGTATTGCGCCGTAAACTTCTAAAAGAAGAAGTAGAAGAATACTTTGACGGTGAAGATAAGGATGATCTAGAGAATGTCGCCAAAGAGCTTGCTGATATTATTTACATTGTGTGTGGTACTGCTGCATCTTATGGGATTCCCCTCGACCGAGTATTCGAGGCAGTCCATTCAAGCAACATGGCAAAGTTAGTAGACGGTAAGCCAATTCGTCGTGAAGATGGTAAAATACTAAAGCCAGAAGGCTGGACTCCTCCAGATATTAAAAAGATTTTGTATGAGGTTGAATGATGGTTAGACGTATTGTTGCTAAGACTAAACATGATTGCGAACATTTGCTTGGGCAGTTTGTTGACGAAAGTAATTACGATATTCTAATCGAAGAAGATACTGATTGTTATATGCCACCGCTTTGCGATGTTGCTACCAAAGCTATGTGCGGTATGTCAGATTGTGACGATTGTGGCAAAGGTAATGACGAATTACGTATCGCATTCAAGTTCCGTAAAAATTACTTCAGTCAAGAAGAACAGGATATGGCATATCGTGGCTTGAGAGAAGCTGCGGTAGAAAGTCAGAACCGTGGACTTGCTGCTGGACCTCGTGGCGATATGCTTGCGACTGAAGGTCGTGGTGGTAGGGATTGGGTTACTCCATATCAGCAGGAAATTCTTGACTTTCTTATGGATGATGGTGCTTCGCTTTTTAATGATGTATCAGTTGCTTCTATTCGTGAGAAGTATAAGAACGGCGGGCCAAAGGGCGTTGAAGAAACACGTGGTACTGTTTGGTTGCGTTCTGAAGTTATGAAGGTGTATCCAGAATATCATGGTTGGTTTGATAAGTGGGTAGATGGTCTTAGTAATAAACCACCGGAGGAAGTTCGTGCAGAAGCAACAATGGTTGCCGAAAAGTGGGCATCAACTACTAATTATGCAAAGTCAGTATTCTCAGGTGTTGCTGGTTGGTATGATCGTTACCCTCGCATCCCTTATGGCCGTGCAACGTCATACACTGAAAAGCATCCAGAACTTTTCAAACTAGCATATCCATTCCTACAAACTTTGAATAAAGGGTTTAAGGAATTACTTCCATGGCGTTGGGGCAATCAAAAAGCAGCCGCTGATAAAATGGATCCAAGATTCCTTGTTCCAGAAACAGTATTTACTACTATAACAGTAAACAAGACATTCCGCACTGCTTGTCACCGTGACGCTGGTGACTTAGACACTGGCCTAAGTAATCTACTGGTGCTAGGCACAGGAGAATATACAGGAGGATACCTTGTTTTTCCGGAGTATAGAGTTGCTGTTAATGTGCGTCCTGGTGACCTTTTGCTTGTCAATAACCATGAAGTTATCCATGGAAATACCCCTATTGTTCTTAACAATCCTGATAGCGCTACTTCTGAGCGTATTTCTGTAGTTTGTTATTTCCGTGAAAAGATGCTCGAGCTAAAGTCATATGAGTATGAAGCGTTACGTAAACAGTTTGTTGAAGAACGCCGAATGAATAAAAATCATCCTTTCCAGCGACCATTGTGGAACGGTATATCTCCTGGAATGTGGGATGATTGGACACCAATCAAAGAAGGAAAACACGCAGGTGTTATTCCTTGCAAAGAGTGGTATGATTATCTTCATGCTCATGGAATGAAGGATCCTTATGGTAAGGCAGAAGAAGCAAGTCTAGAGGCATTTTTCTAATGTGCGGAGTATTAGGCATAGCTATCAAAAATCCCGGTGAAAAAGAATTCGAACTTGTTCGCCGTCTTTTTGTTGAATCAATGATTCGTGGTAAACATGCCACTGGTGTATCATATGTTAAGAATGGCAAGGTTCATACTATCAAAGAACCTGTCAATGCCTGCACATTCATAAACAGCCAAGACATTTCTAGTTGGGTAAACGAAGATGGCAATCTTTATTGTATTGGTCATGTTCGATACTCAACTAGCGATCTTGCATACAATCAGCCAATGGCAACAGAAGAACTTTCTATTGTTCACAATGGGGTTATTTCTCAAGAGAATCCAGAACAGTGGAAAGGAACTTTTGGTTACGATGTTATTACAAAGAACGATAGTGAATTAATTTTACGCTGTTTGGAAACTGGCGAAGTTCCTTTGCATAAGTTTCATCCTTCCAGTATGTCAGTTTGTACTCTTGATAAAGATAAAGTAATTACTGCCTTTCGTAACGAAGCTAGACCATTGCATTATTCTTATGCTGCAAACGGTATTATCTTTGCATCAACTGCTGATATTCTAAAAAGAAGCGGGTTGAGTTTTCAAGTTTCTGCTCCTATGTTCGAAGTTTTTATAGTTGAAAATTTCAAAGTAATAAGCTATAATAAGTATGAATTTCCAACGATCGAGGATTTGCAATGACATATGACCCAAAGAGTTTTACTTGGGGGTTTGAGATGGAAGTGGGAGATGCGGACCGTCGCCTTCCGCTTCCAGAACATTTAGGTAAATGGGAGTTTTCAGAAACTGATGTTGTTAATTTAAACCCTCCTTATCGTGGTATTGCTTGTGATCCACTTGGTATTGAACCGCCGTTTGGTGGTGAGATTAACGTAAGACCAACAAAAACTTGGAAGGAACAAGTTGATAGAATTTTTGAGATTCTTGATTTTTATAGGTCGAATGGTAACAACCCTACTAGCAATTGTATTTCTCATAATCATATTCACGTATTTGTTCCCGGTCTAAAAGAAGATGTTGATGCACTAAAGCGTTTGATTGCTTACATCAGAGACAATCAGCATGTAGTAGTTGATCGTGTTCATGCGTTTAGATTGCATCCGGATATGTCTTCTACAAAGACAGCTAAGAGTTATTTGAAGCTGGATTGTGGTAGGTTGATGCCTGACTATATGTCTGCTAACATTATCAATCTTACAACCGACTTTGAACACTTTATTAAATTACATGCAGCTGGTAAAGACGGTAAATCAATGGGTCGTCCTTTTCGTTACGCTATCAATACGTATTGTATGAAACACACAGGAACTATTGAGTTCAGATGTTTTCGTAATTCTCTTGACCGTAGAGAGCTTGAAGATTCATTTAAATTCGTAGAAAAGTTTATGGATGCTGCTCTTAATGATGGTCCAGATGTTCAACAGATTTTATTAGAGGGTGATTATAAATTTCCAGAATTAAAATACGATCATGAAATTTATACCTCGTGGGAGAAAACAAAGTATGGAAAAGAGCGAGGAAAAAAGGCAAGAGAATTCATCGAGGTTTGATGCAGTTTCGAAAGAACAATTTGTAAAATTTATTTCCAAAAACAAAGAAGATAATTTTGCTAAAACATTTGTCGCTAAATGTGATATGCTAGACAAATGGGATGAAGTTGTTGGGCTCTGGGAAGGCGATGACCTTGCCGGAGCCATTCTCACAACTATTTCGAAACGTAAACCTTATACGGCTAACCTTCAATTGCTTCATACTTTCCATAAACATCGTAAAAAAGGTGTCGCGAAATTATTATGTCAGTATAGTTTGATAGATGTTTATCTCAGAAAAGGCGCTGATTATATGAGAGTTTCTTCTGAAATACCAGCAATACCCTTCTATAAAAAACTTGGAATACAATTTGTTGGTAAACAGAAAAGTGGTTGTTTATTAGCTATGTTTAAATTGAACGCTCACCGATATGAAGATATAGATTATTCTGTTGATTCAGTTATTTACAAAGCTGCTACATTTAAAGGTAAAGGGGGTTGTGTAGAACTCTTTAAAGAATATAAAGGGCTTGAAAATTTTGAAGAAATATAGTATAGTATTGAAACTATGAATTTGATGACCCATTCGGAGACACGCAAATTTGTGGTTTTTATATGTCATAAACAAGGAGATTGAACATGACAAATGCAAATACTAGTTTTAAGAATAAAAAACAGTATGAAGAAAAAGTAAGATATCTTACAGATCTTTTTAAGAAAAGTTTTAAAGCGCCTTCTCATTTAGAACAACCACAATTAGATCATATTGTTCCAATAGATTTTGGATTTAAACATAAAATTTTACCTGATGTTTTAGCTCGCCCAGAAAATCTTTCTTGGATTGAGAAACAAGAAAACTTAGAAAAAGGTAATACTCTTACAGAAGAAGGTAAAAGAATTCTAAAAGAATGGTATGATAATTCTATTATCGATAGTCTTATTGGAGAAGAAACAGAATATAATGTTTCTATTAAAACTCTTTGGAAACAACTTAAAGAAAGATTTAAAAATACAAACAGTAAACTTACTAGTATGATATTATCTTCCGAAATAGCTTTTAGTTTTCAGCCTGTTTGGTGTCAACGAAATGAGACATTACGCTGGGAAAAAACAAAACGTGCACTCGGAACTAAATTTTTAGAAACACATAGACTTATGGCTTGTGCTGTATATCCAGATGGTAAAATTGAAAGATTGGATGGTAATACACGTTCTTATATTTTCAAAAATAATTTACATTTTCCTGGATATCAAGTTCCAAGCGAATGGTTTGTTACTTTTTTTGAAGTAGAAAACGAAGAAGAAGCAGAACAAATTTATCACTCTATTGATTCTAATATAACTGCAGAAACTTTCAATGAAAAATTAAGCGGATATATGAGAGCGTTTGGGTATCATGAAGCTGAATTACCAGTTAAGTGGAAAAAGGGCGAAGCTGTTTATGATATTGCAGTTACTGTTCTAGATGGTTATATTCCTGCAAACGAAACAGAAACTATCTCTATCGAGAATGTAAAAAGCGATGGAGAGCGTGCTGCTAAAACAGCTGAAGTATTAGATTATTTCATGCCAGAATTGGTAGAGTTTGGACGAATGATTGGCCAACAAAATATTCGCAAAGAACTAACTGCTCCATTGATTGGTATGTTAGTTCGATATATGATGGTTAATAAATCAGAAAAAGTAAAAGATGGTATATATACTATTATAATCTATGCGAATAATGGTTATAGACCATGGACTCGCCCGAGGTTTGATGATTCTTTAAATAATCTTTTTATTATGATGGATGAATTACAGACTCCGGATTCTATGGGTTCAACTCTTAAATTTAATCCTCATATTAAAGATATGCAAGTTACCTCTAGAAGAATTATCTCAGAAGAGGCAACAAAAACTACAAAAAACATTCGAGACAGAGAAATGTATTGTGGTTGGATCGCATATTGTTTCGATAAGTATTTGAAGGGCGAAACCATGCAAGAAGATATTCTTCTTGATGTTATTGGTGAAACCTTTGATGATGCTAATGTTAGTTATGCAGAGCGTATGCGGATTCAAAAATCTGCTCGTTCTAAGATTATGGACGAGTATAAAAACTTTTGGAAAAAACATTAAAAGACTTCATAAACTGGTATCGGTGGTCACTTTCCATTAAGGATTGCGACCCCGCTATCTTCATGACCAATTACTTGTTCCGTAGGTTCGAGCATAACAAAGAACAAAAACTTTGGATTGCTTGGATCTACGGCACAACGTATTATTTTCCAACTACTTGGGTTATCTGGAACGAGTTTCCTGATATGGAACTTGTTGGTTTAGATCGTCTCAAAGATTGGAATAATACTAATTATAAAAGACTACGTTATCAAATCGATACAAAATGGAATAAGGGTCATCTACCTGCACAGTTTGAATCTTACAAGAACTGGGTTGGCGATCGTTCTCAGACAGAAGCATTTCGTCCGTTCCTCGATCAACACCCTGACGAAAACTTCAATAATGTTTGGAATGAAATCAAAACTAAGTTCCATAAATTTGGTAGATATTCAACTTGGTTTTATCTACAAACATTAAAGCAGTGTTGCGGACTTCCAATAGAACCTGGAAGTTTAATGCTAGAAGATTATTCTGGTTCTCGTTCTCATCGTAATGGCCTTTGTATGGCTGTCGATAAACCTGAATGGTATGACGTAAAACTATCTTCAAAAGAACTAAATTATCTAGATGGTTCTGCGAAAGAAATATTAGAAGAAGTCCAACGAGAATTTCCTGACACTGATTACTTTGATATGGAAACATGTCTTTGTAGCTACCGTAAAATTTTCAGAAATCATCATACGAGATTCTTAGGTTATTATATTGCTAGACAGCGAGAAGAAATAGAAACTGTTGAAAAAGATGGTTGGAATGGAATTGATTGGCAACCATTATGGGATGCAAGAATAGAAACACTAGACAAAAGATTGCTCGATTTACAACTCACAAAAGAAAATAAATCTAACTCTCAATATCTTGCTACAAGGGAAATCTTATTGCCTTGGGAAAACTGTGAAGTTGGTTTAGAGAAGTTTTTCACATAACCAAATTTTCTTATAAACTTTGTTATTTCTAGTCCCTACGTTGAAGGAAGGGTAAGATACATTATTCTGTTCGCAGAATTTTACCCTATCTTCTACTATGAAGACTTCTTTTGTAATGATATTGGTAATTTTCCATTTCTTACACAATGATTCACGTGGACGATTTGAAACGTCTTTTAATTTATTGGAAACTTTATTTTTAAACTCTTCTGACTTAGGAACTCCCTTTCTTTTTAATGAAAGAGCAAATTTGTGTTTTTCAGATTGTTTATGCCCTTTTAAAGATTTTCCTGCCTTTGACATATGTTCTAAAAATTTGTCTGGGTTATTCTCTTTATATACTTTCATTCCTTTTGAAATTTTTGTTTTTGATTTTTGAGAATGTTGAATTACTCCGTGAGAGGGATCTCCTATAATCATATTAACACATAAAGGATTGCTTATGTTATCAGAAATATATTCTATTTCTTTTGTCAACATGGTTTCAGGGGTTTCGCAAATCTGCAGAATTTCTTTTATTAAATTTTTCTTGTCTTTCAGCATATCAGCTGATCCGGATCCCAGGTATCCATCTTCTATGTTTTCAGTAACATGCCTTCCAATATAAAATTGGTTTGACTTTTTGTGCGTAATACGGTATACTAAATAATACATAATTAGACCTAATGCTTGTGAACTTATAAGAAGTATTTATAATATGGGAGATTTTATATGCGTGTGATTGCAATAGGTGGCGAACCAGGTGCTGGTAAGTCTACGTTGATGAAAGAAATTCTCAATAAGTATGGTTTCATTCCCAAGTTTGATCAAGTAAAGTTAGTTCCCTATCATCAGGCAGGTCTTGCTTATATTCTCGGTAAGTATGAAGAGGGTGAAACCTTTTCTGGCACTGACCGTATGTCAATGGCTGTTCAGCCAGAAGCAATTAAATTTCTAGCAAGTTTAGATAAAGATGCGGTTGTTCTTTTCGAGGGCGACCGTCTTTTCACATCATCGTTCCTTGAACATTGTGTTGAGAACTATGAAACTGAGATCGTTTATCTAGAAACTGATAAGGCTGTACGACAAGAGCGTTATAAAGAGCGTGGTAGTAATCAGAACGAAACTTGGTTGCAGGGTCGTGAAACTAAGATTGCTAATATTCTTTCTAACATGACTCTTATGTTTAATACAGTTAAAATGAAAAATAATAACAAGGAAGAACAAAAGGCTATTCTAGAACACATTGTGAATTTTGCGGAGGTGAAATGACTAAGACATATAGATTTGAGAATGGTGACTATTATGGTCAGCCGCTTTCTGCGTCGGGTGATATTTCTGGCGCAACTGCTTCAACTTGGCCGCCTAAATACAAGTATAAGGAAGACGAAATCATTCGTGACTTCCACGCCTATATAGATAAGACATATGGGCAGCATTATATGACTGAAGAAGAGAATATAGAATGTTTCGATGTGTGGCTTGCTCTTGGTGATTCTATGCCTACCTTCCGAAACACTGCTATCAAATATCTTTGGCGCTATGGCAAAAAGCATGGCAGCAATAAAGATGACTTGCTTAAAGTCCTTCATTACGTTATAATGATGTTGTACGCCGATCATTATAAGGACAAGAAATGAAGACTTTAGAGGAATATGAAGAAGAGAAAAGAAAGCTAAGATTTGAACATGGCACTGGTATTCAGTGCCCAGCTTGTGGTGATGAGTTAGTTGTTTCTAATCCTGGTATGATCTTAACAACTTATCCTCCTCGTAAAGCAGTTCATTGTCCAACTTGTAAATATCATAATACTATTACAGCATAAGAAAGGTATATTATGGAAATTAAGATCCCAATTGAAAAACTAAGAGAGCGTAAGTTGTTTGTGGCCACGCCAATGTATGGTGGTCAGTGCGCTGGTATGTTTGCTCGTTCATGTGCGGATTTGTCCGCTCTGTGTACGCAGTATGGTATTCCTCTTCAGTTTTATTATCTGTTCAATGAGTCGTTAGTTACTCGTGCACGTAATTATTGTTGCGATGAGTTCATGCGTTCAGAAGCACAGCATATGATGTTTATTGACTCGGACATCGGTTTTAATCCTCAGGATGTTATTGCACTAATGTCACTACAGGCTCTTGAAGAAGAGAAGTATGATATCATTGGTGGTCCATATCCTAAGAAGTGTATCTCTTGGGAAAAGATTAAGCACGCCGTTGATAAGGGTGTTGCTGATGATGATCCAAACGTTCTTGAGCGTTTCGTTGGCGATTACGTCTTCAATCCAAAGGGCAATCAGAGTTCGATTCCAATCTCAGAGCCAGTTGAAGTTCTAGAAATCGGAACTGGATTTATGATGGTTTCTAAGAAGGCTATGACTAAGTTCTATGATTCCTATAAGGATCAGTATTCTTATAAGCCAGATCATGTCCGTACTGAGCACTTCGATGGTAGCCGTGAGATCCTTCAGTTCTTCCAGGCAGAAATCGATCCAGTTTCTAAGCGTTACCTCTCAGAAGATTATTGGTTCTGTCAGAAGGCTCATGCAATTGGTCTAACAACTTGGTTCTGTCCATGGATGAAGATGCAGCATGTTGGAACTTACATCTTCGGTGGTTCGCTTGCTGATCTTGCTTCTATTGGTGCTTCGGCTACTGCTGATCCAGGCGCATTGAAGTCAAAGAAAATGATGAAGTCAAAGAATAAGTGAGAAGGAGAAATATATAATGAAGATTGATGTAGATACAGTTAATGTTTTGAAGAACTTCGCCAAGATTAATCCATCCATTGTTGTTCAGGAAGGTAATGTTCTAAAGACCATTTCACCAACCAAGACAATCATGGCCAAGGCAAAGGTCAAGACTGACTTCGGACAGCGTTTTGCGATTTATAATCTTGATCGCTTTATCTCAACTCTAAGTTTGTTTACTGATCCAGAACTAAAGTTTGGCGATAAGTCAGTTGACATTTGTGACAATACTCGTAAGACGCATTATGTTTATGCTGATGAGTCAACTGTCACAAAGGCTCCAGAAAAGGAAATTAATCTTCCTTCGGTTGATGTTACTTTCCGTTTGACTAATGACACTCTAAAGGATGTCGAGAAGG